GCTCATCTGCCTCCGTGTCCTGGTATGTTCCTAACCCCGCTGTTGGCGGAGTTATGTGCGTCACGCATGATCGCATCCCACACCCCGATCGGGGAGGGGGGATAATGCTTCTGCAACGTGGCGTAGATACGCTCAGGTGTGTACCTGCAGCGCATCTCCATACAGATTTCGAAGGTCAGGCTGATGCCATTGGGGTTGTGGACAAAGATCGGCGTGAAGCCGGATGGTCGGTGTCCGTTCGATGCGGTCCATGTGAGGGCCGCGTCGTTCGCGTACACGCGCATGTCCGTGAAATTGGAGACTTGGTTGAAATCAAGCGGAACTCCGTCGATCTGACGGGGCTGCAACGCGAGCTCAGCTGCCGAAATGGCTACTGAGCTGTTGTACTGCCTCATCTCTTCGAACTTCTTCTTGATCGTCACCGTTTCATTGTTCCAATCCACTTCCCCGTTGACCCTTCCCATCACAACGATGCCTGCGGTTGTCTGGAAAGCGTTTGTGTTGTACACACGCACGCTGATCGCAGACGGAGCCATGAAGACACCAGTGAAGTCACTAGATGAAGTTGGCAGTGCCAGCTTCGTCCAGCCGCTTGATGCGTTTACCGCACTAGTGTCGCTGGCCGCCGTTACTCCGCAGAAGTTGGTCCAGTCGCCCTGGTCCCCAGTATTAGAAGCTACCTCCTGGTAGTTCATAGGACTGAAGAGGAAGGCCTTATTCGTCGACTCGATGTACCTAGTCGTCCTCAAAACTGTGTAAGAGGAGACAGGCCGAGGCAACGGAATATGAGCCGTGGCGAAGGCATCTAGCCCAGCTTTGTTGTAAGTCACAGAGCCTCCCATGGGGTTTGGCTTGCTAGGCTTACTTTCAACTCTGGCCATGTTGCGCGGGAATTGGTCCGCTCGCTTAGGCGAGCTTGAGGGGCCACCCTTCTTCGTCCGCCCAGTGGACTGGTTCGGACGATTCGGGGCTCCCCTCTTCTTGGTGTTGTTCGCATTCTTCTTCTTGGTCATGCCCAGAGGCGGCTCTGAGCACCGCATGGCGCCAGTTGAACCACTCGACGAGTCTCGCCTTATCCGGACAGGAGTCCGGCATCATGCGTATCTCTGAGAGGTAGTTGGCAAGATCGGCTTTGTCGCAATTCTCTGAGTAGGACGACTCGTAAGCCATCCGTTCCCAGCAGCTGAGCCAGCAGATCCAACTGCCGCCTACCTGGCGCTGAAAGTGATGAGAACAGAAAGTGAAACTTTCCCCCGATTGAGTCTCAACATCCCTCACAG